TTCGTGTACTGCTCCACAAGGGTCTCCTTGTCCGCGCCGGGCAAACGCTTCAGCAAGGCATAGAAACGCCCGTAGCTCTCCACGCCTAACATAACGCCATTCTTTGTCTTTTCCATAATGTTGCTTATTTTGGGTTCAACTTGCTTCGTCTTAGCCTTTCGGGTATCACCACCGTCCAGTTGCAACGGCGGCAGCACTCGCCTTGATTCTTTATGGGATATGGGTTGTTGCCATATCCCATAAACTCCTTGCCGCAGATGCAGCATTTGAAAGTCTTTTCACTGCCCATGGCCATGCCTCCCTTTCCTCGGTTTCCACTCCACTGTCACATCCGCATCCAAGTCGCCGCTGCCCTTGCATAAGGGACACTTCAGATACTCCCACTCATGGGTCGTGGCATCGCGGCGCAACACCTCGCCCTGACCCTTGCAGTAGCCGCAGCACAGGCCGCGCACCACCAGCCGCTCCGTCACCGTATCACATGGGAGGTTCACGATGTCGGGAGCCGACAACGCTATTATGCTCACGCTCCTGCTCATTCCTCGTCCCCCCAATCGTTGCGCGCTCCGCCTATGCAGGTAAGCGCCATCACCGTGTCTATGGCCAATATCGCCACCACTATCGCTGTTATCATATCACTTTGTTTTTGATTGTTGTTTGTTCCATCTTGACTTCCATATCTCACCGCCCTTCTTCAACCGCTCGTCACCGGGCTTGAAGCGGTACGCCGCACCAGCCGTGCCGCCCTTCTTGAACGCACCGGGATGACCCTTGCGACGAGCCACTATCTGTGCCCAGAAACGACGCTCTTCCCATATCCGCGCAAGCCACACAGGGTCTTTCTCCAATCCCAGCTCACGAGCCTTACGTATCATCGTGCGGACAGACACGCCAAGCAGGCCGGCAAGCTCCGCGTTCAGCATCCGCGGATAATGACGCCGCAAGTCCGACAGCATAACGGGGGACCAAAAAATGCGCACAGAATAGCCCCTGTGCTCCATCGCCCTGCCGTAGGACGGGTGCAGGTACACACCGTCCGGCTTCTTCACATATACACTCATAATTCAAAATATCAAAATTCAAAAATCAAAAATCCTAATTCTTAACGCCCCAATACGCCTCCGCCCTCTCCGGCCATATCGTATAGTAGCCAAGCTCACCAAACGTCCTGCCCTTCGAGAACGCCCTGTAGCCCTCCACCCATATCTTCAAGTCGGCGGTGTACATCGCACTGCGAGCACTCCGCCCCGTCGGACTCGTGCCGTCGCACTGGCTCACGAATATCAGCAGCTTGTCCCTGTGGCGGGACACGAACTTCATGTAGCCCTTGAACGTCAGCTCAGCATACTGGACCGAGTCTATCACTCCCACGTCGGCGCTCTTCCTGCGGCGCAGACGCACGTCAAGCTCCTCCATGCCCTCGCTCACCAACACGAACCGCCTCGCCACCTCGCTCATGCCGCTACGGGCAAGGGCGTTACGCATCGTCAGGCACGTGCCCTCCTCCAAACTGTCAAAGCACACCCTGCCGAAACGCGCAAGCTCCTTGCACAGGCTCAGCACAAAACTGGTCTTGCCACTCCCGCTCCTGCCCCAGATGAACCACACGCCGCGGCTCTCAGGCTCGCCAAAGGCCATGCGCCACTCGTCGCCCATCCGCAGCGTGTCGTAACGCTTCGACAGCACCTCCGACACCGACGATGCCCTCCGTAACTTCACTGTCGTCTCTTCTTTCATAGCTCAAACACCATTCAAACACCATTTAATTCTTAATTTTCATTTTCTCCCTGTGCACGCACTTCTTCACCCTGCGCAGGTCGAAATCGTAGCCCTCTGCGTCCTTCACCACCTCGGCTATCGCCTTGCGGTCGGTGACACCGTTGGCAACACACACGGCATACACGTCCTGGGCCGACGTGCGCTCCAACTCAAAGAACTTCCTGCCTATCCGCGAATGTATCTCGTTGTAGCCCTTCTTGTCGTAGCGAAGACCCATCTGCATCCTGCGCTTGATGTACGACGTGCTGAAGAATACCATGCCGCACTTGTCCTCAAGCCTGTTGTACAGCTCTATGAAATAGTGGAACACACGTTCCGGCAGCTTGTCGGCCTCGTCGAATAGCAGAACGGGGGCACTCATCTGAACCAACGAGCCTGTAATGGTGTCTAACATCTCACGTATCGTCATGCCGTCGGTCTTGATGCCTATACGCTTCGCCATGTCGCGCACAAAGTCGCTCCTGCGCATGTCCTCCGAACACAGCATATAGAAAGCCTCGCTGTGCTCCTTCGCATACAGACGGGCCATCGTCGTCTTGCCGCAGCCGGCATCGCCAACTACCCACGTAACGTTACGCCACTCCTGAGCGTCCCCCATCGCATACGCCATCTCCTGCGCAGCGGTGGTCTCCACTATCTGCCAGTCGTCCGAGGCGGCAACGCCCACCTGAGAGCCTATCTTCCTCCACATGTCGTCGCTGATAAGATCCCACTTGCCCTGCTGTATCGCACTCAGAGTGGCGGCATTCGTGCCGTCCAAACTCGCTGCCGCCTTGTTCTGGCTACCGTACTTCTTCACGTAAGCCGACAGCGCAGCACTAATCTGTCTTTTCTGTCTTTCGTCCATCATAAGGATTTTATTTTTAATTCTTAATTTTTAATTCTTAATTTCTTACAGCATTCCTGCCAACTTGCTCGCGGGCACTTTCTCCGGCAACGACAGCTCCTCGTCCTCGTCTTCCGACGCACTCAGCCAGTCCGCAAGGCTCACCGTCTTCATGCGGCGGCCAAGCTCGGTCTCCTCCACTGGCGGACTGCCGTAACGCTCCAACCTGCGGTCTATCTGACGCTGCACTTCCGATGGCACACCTTTCAGCTCCGCCGTGCGCAGACCGTGCTGCTCGGGAGACGTGCCGTGCTCTATCTCTATCTCCCTGCCGGCGACAGCGCGCTCAACCCTGTCTTGAAGGTTGGCGGCCTGCTCCTGACGGATGAACGCAGCCTCGCCCGACTCCTGGTCTTGAAGGGCGCGGTGTATCACCACGTAGGGCGACGCTACACGCTCGAAACGCAGACTGCCGTCGGCGGCTTTCGTGTAAAGCCTTACGCTGCCGAAATCGTAGGGGTCGTAGGCGACGACAAAACGCTCGTAGGTGTGCTTCCTGCGCCACTCGTGGTCGGGAACGCCGGGCGATGAGAACACCTCGTACTGGCGCTTACGACCCTTCACCGTAATCTGTATCCCTTGGTCCGTGAACGTGGACGGCTTGTCCGTGAACACCCAGAACATGTCAACCATGTCCCACACTGTCACCTCGGGCGTCTCTTCGTTCACGCTACGCTCGTACATGTCTATCCTACGCTCGCCGGTGGCGGGGTGCAAACCCTCGTTCCACTCCTTACGAGCGGCGGCGTAGGCACTCTTCAGCTCGTCCAACGTGTACAGGCTCTCCTTGTTGGCCTCGATGAACTCCACGTTCGGACGGCTCGTGTCTTTCTTCGCCGTAACGTTCTGGCCCGTGAAACGCCAGTCCTTGTGAAGCACCTGGCTCTGAAACCTGCCGAAAACGCTCTCTATGGTCTTCGACTCGCCGTTGTACGGCTGCGTAGTCCTGTGTACCCTGCATATCTTGTCCATCAAGCCGCCGCTGTTCAGACGCTTGTGACCGCCTTGGTTGTCATGCACTATCTCGTAGGGCTTGTGGCCGCTCTTCTGTATCGCCATCCGGTAGGCGTGGTACTGCGCCTCGTAGTCCTCAGTGTCGCTGATGTGGTAGCCAAGAAGCACCTCCGTGGCGGCATCCATCACCTCATACACCTGCGTAGTCCTGACCTTGCCCTGCTCGTCCCTGTAATACAGGTTCAGCTTCGTGCCGTCGCCGTACCACAGGCTGTCCCTGCGCTCCGGCATAGCGGTCCTGTGCTTCCTCGAGAACTTCTGACGAGCCGCCTGCTCGCCGTGAACGGCATCGTACCACAGCGGACGCACCGCTGCGCTCTCCAGCCACTTCTTCAGACCGCTAAGGCTCCTTATCGGCTTCCAGCCGCGCTCGCGGGCTATCTCGTTGGCCTTCTCCCACAGCTGCCTGTCGGTATAGACCGGCACGCGGCTGCGCTTCAACGCCACTATCTGACGGCCAAATTCCTCCGTCAGCTTCAACGCCGCACAGTTGCCCAACTTGCCGCTCACAAGGCTCGCATAGCCCTCCTCCTTGAACTGCCTTATCTTCGACT